TCGGCGCCTTCCTCGATAAGCTAGCCGATTTTTGCGGCATCCCAAGCATTCCATAGGGCTGACGATGAAATTCGGTCGTCAGCTCGCGATAGCCATCGCGTCGGGTCTGCTCGGAGGTTCCCGCCGACACGATGCTCTTTCGACTGATGACCGCCCTTTGCGGTCGTCTTTTCCTGATTTTGACCGTACCGCTCGCCTACAACGGCGCATGATGAAAATCGACGGGGAGCCGGGCCCCACCTCACTGGCAATGCGCGGCGGCACTTACGGCGGAAGCCGGTTCCGACGCCTCGAATGGTTGGAGCGACCTGAGAGATAACCGAGCCACACATACCCCCCAAGGTATTCGTTGCTGGCCCCGGCAATATGGGGCGGGAGCGGCTGGCCACCGTTAAAAGGCAGCTCGGCTATACGCGCTGGAAAGCTCTCCCTCAACACCGCGTCCCCCTTCTGTAACCGGGAGGGGGAGGGGCGCGGAAGCGGAGTATTGGAATAATAGATGATGCCATTGGTTGTTTGAGCCGGTAACCGCATGACGTATATAGTGGTGTTGTTGCTTTAGTTGTTCGTTTCAAAAATCAGTGCGCGAACCTAATTGATTGGGGCGGCAAGATGCCAACACTCAAGAATCCACGTCACGAACGCTTTGCCCAGCTATTGGCTGCAGGAAAAACGGCGACAGACGCCTATGAGCTTGCCGGCTACAAGCGCGATGCTGGCAACAGCTCACACCTTGCAAAAAGCGACGACCTCACAAGCCGGGTACAAGAAATTACAGCGGAAAACCTTGAAAAAGAACGAGCCACCGCTAAGGCCGCCGCCGAACGCGCCGCCGTTACTCGGCAGTCTCTCATTGAAATGGCCAGAGAGCTCTACGAGCAGGCAAAGGAGGCCGGCCAGACCGCAGCTGCGGTCTCGGCGCTGAAGGAAATTGGGGTGCTAGCTGGCATTCGCATTGAACGCTTGGAACGTGGTGCTCCTGGTGAGTTTGATTGGGTCGAAAGACTCACCGTCGAGGAGCTACGGGCGCTTGCGAGAGGCGAGCTCGATATTGAGGCAGTTCGCCAAAGCCAGCAAAGCCGGTCAGTCAATTAGGCCAACACATGCAACCCATTCAACAGCAATTCACCGGGACTGGGATCGCCACCGCGATCGTGCCGGACATCTATCAGAACCCGTTCAGGATGTCGGTGGGCGCGCAGCTTCTTACGGGCGGGCTGTCCACAGCCATCGTCTCCATCGAGCACAGCTACGACTGGAACGTCGTCATAGCTCCGTCCTTCAACGGCAAGACGGCATTTCTTGGCGTTCCTGGTGGCGGCGCTGTTGGAACGGCGGCGTGGTTCCCCAACCCCACTCTTGCCACGGCGACGATCACCGCGACGGTAGGCACTGGCAGCTTGACGGGGGTTTGCGCCTACACCGCACCAGTGGCGGCGCTCCGGTTGAACGTCATCAGCGCGACGGCGACCAGCATCATCATCGCCAACTTCCTGCAGTCGGCTCAGGCACCGTCGTGATGGAATCGGAACTCTCCCTGCGCGAGCGCTTGACGCTGCAAGTTATTGCACGAGCGAAGCTGCCGCTTGCCGAGGAGCGGGAGAAGTTTGAGGGCAATCTAATCGACTTTGTCGAGGGAGCGTGGCCCTCGCTCGACCCGTCGCCTTTCCAAGCGTCCTGGGCCATCGAGGCGATCTGCGAGCATCTACAGGCAGTCACCGAAGGGCAAATCCGCAAGCTCCTCGTGAACGTGCGGCCGCGGTGCGGGAAAACCCTCGTGACATCGGTTTGCTTCCCGGCCTGGACCTGGGCTCGAGCCGAGCGATCCTATCTCAGCGGCCCGCAGGTGCGCTTCCTGTGCGGGTCGTATAACGATGATCTCTCGCTGCAGAACAGCACGAAGCACCGGCAACTGCTCCTGAGCCCCTGGTATCAGAAATACTGGGGCAAGCGCTTCAAGCTGACGCCCGAGCAGAACACGAAATCCCACTTCAACACGTCAGCGGGCGGCTCTCGTATCAGCACCAGCGCCCGCGGCTCATTGCTGGGCGTCGGCGGCGACATGGTCATAATTGATGACCCCCACAACATGCTTTCGGTGGAAAGCGATGCCGAGAGACTGACGGCGCGAACGTGGTGGCGGGAAATCTCGACCACACGGCTCAACGACCCCAAGCAGTCGGCCATTGTCGTGATAATGCAGAGGCTGCATGAGGACGATATAAGCGGTGTCATCTTGTCGTCCGAGTGGGGCTCGGAATGGACCCATATTATGATTCCCATGCAGTACGAATGGCGCCGGCATTGCGTCACCGTACTGGGCTGGCAAGACCCTCGCGGGCTGGATGACAACGGCAATTCGTTGGTTGCGGTCGAGCGGAGCGGCGAGCGGTTGCCACGCGACCATGAGGCCGCCCTGGAGCTTGAGAAACGCGAAGGCGCATTGATGCGGCCCGAGCGGTTCGGGGCGAGGGAAATTGAGCTCATAAAGACCGAGCTTGGCCCATACATGGCGAGTGGGCGGCTCCAACAATCGCCGACGCCAGCGAAGGGCGGCATTTTCCAGCGTGACTGGTGGCAGCTATACGAGTCTCCAGATAACAAGTTCCCGGCATTCGACCACGTCATTGCATCGCTAGACAGTGCCTTCACAGCGAAAGAGCAGAACGACCCGAGCGCGCTGACCATATGGGGGATTTACACCGTCCACGAGCAGCAGACGCCCGCCCCTGGCGCGACCGCCAATCCTGCAGGTGCGGTGAGAGCGAACGCTCGGGAGCGTGTGGTGGAATCGGACGCATGGGGGCACGTCTGGGCGGCGGCTCTCAGAAGAGCACCAGGATCATGCTGATACACGCTTGGCGCAAGCACCTGCCGTTCAGCGGACCACGGACTGAGCGGGCTCCAAGCGAAACCGTTGCCATGTACAAGCAGCGCGCCCGACCCAGTTGGGGCTTGATGGAGTGGGTGCAGGACACCTGCGCGCGGTTCAAGGTGCAGAAGCTCCTGATCGAGGCCAAGGCGTCAGGCATCTCAGCCGCGCAGGAGCTACGCAACCGATATGGGTTGCAGCCGATGGCTGTACAGCTATGCCCAGTGAAGGGCGACAAGGTTGCCCGAGCGCTTGCGGTGCAGCCGCTATTCTCGCAGGGGATGATATTCGCGCCCAATCGGGATTTCGCCGAACTCGTCATTACGGAAATGCAAAATTTTCCGGCAGGCCGCTACGATGATCTGACCGATAGCTCGACGCAGGCGCTGAAATACCTGCGTGACGTTGGCATGGCGCAGTCGGATGAAGAGGCCCACGAGGAAGAAATCGGGACCGTAATGCACAGCCCGCCAAGGCCTCGCCGGCTCTACCCTTGCTAGTTTCTCCCTGTCAGGAGAGGGGTTGGGTGCTGATACCGTTGGCCCACAGTCAGTGCAGGAATTGTCCCCTAGACCATTGCGTAAAACGGGCCAGCACCCAGGACAAATTATACCACGGCTCCGCCGCCGCAGTGTGTTACCGATAGGCAACAAGGGCAATTTCCTCAGACTTGGCCGAAATCAGGCTGGCGAGTTCGCATGGCTCGAGGATGCCCCGGCGAGGCTGAGTTGTGTGCGCAACGCTCGCCAGATACTGGCGCCAAGCGCGCCAGCAAAGCCGAGCACAGCCGAGCGCGAGGCTGTATCAATAAACCCCCTCAAAATGTTGCCGTGAAACATCAAGCAGAATGCGGGGTTTCTGACATCGCTTTTCTGTGCCAAAAGACAGTCGTTTTCTGTCACGGTTGTGGTACTCTCTCCGGTAGCAAAACCGGGGAGTATTCCGATGAAACGAGCCGTTCTCTACCTTCGCGTTTCCACCCTCGACCAGACCACCGCGAATCAGGAACGCGAACTGCGCGAGATCGCTGGCCGCATGGGCTGCGAGATCGTCCACGTCTACAAGGACCACGGCGTCAGCGGAGCCAAGGGCCGCGACAAGCGCCCGCAATTCGATCGCCTGTGCCGTGATGCCGCCAAACGCCAGTTCGATGTGGTGATGGCCTGGAGCGTCGATCGGCTCGGCCGCAGTTTGCAAGACCTAATCGGCTTCCTATCCGAACTGCACGCGCTGCGGATCGACCTTTTCCTGCATCAACAGGGGCTCGACACTACGACACCGGCCGGCAAAGCCATGTTTCAGATGATGGGCGTGTTTGCCGAGTTCGAGCGTGCAATGATCCAGGAGCGCGTGCGTGCCGGCCTTGCGCGGGCCAGGAGCGAGGGCAAGAAGCTCGGGCGGCCATCCATATCCCCCGACCTCGCGGAACGCATCAGGCAGGCCCGTGCGGCCGGACTGTCCGTGAGGAAGGCAGCAACTCAGTTCGGTGTCGCTCCCGGCACAGTTCAGAACCTCGGCCCTTTCGAGGTCGCCGCCGCATAAGGCGCCCGTAGTCTCCAGGCAAGCCGCGTGGGTGTTCCGCCTACCGTGGCCGCCAATGGAAAAATTTCGGTGTATAAGCAGGGGGCGTTCAGTGGTGCTTTAAAGCCCCGTCTTTTTTGGTTGAGTGCTGTTGTCCTGCTGTTTTGGTTGAGTGTTGTTGTCCTGCTGTGCCCATTCACCGGTACAGGTGTCCCGGAACTTCACGGCGCCGTTGACGTATTCCTTT